CACGCTTCGGGACGGCAAGTTTGTGGGCGAGGACTACTCGTTCTGCGACAAGGCCCGTGCCGAGGGGTTCAAAGTGTGGATTGATGTGGATATCAGCCTGCCGCATGTCGGCACGGAGGAGTTCACCAACGACTTCAAACAGGAAGTGGTGGTGCCTCTGCTGGAGGAAATCCGCAAAAACAAACTGAAAGTCGTAAATGGCTAAGACTGAAGCATGGCAACGCAAGGAAGGCAAGAACCCCAAAGGTGGACTCAACGCCAAAGGGCGAGCCTCCTACAACAAGGCCAACCCGGGCAAGCCGGGGCTCAAACCTCCGCAGCCAGAGGGCGGCTCACGCCGCGACTCTTTCTGTGCCCGGATGAAAGGCATGAAGGCCAAGCTGACCGGCGAGAAAGCCAAGAAAGACCCGAACAGTCGTATCAACAAGAGCCTGAGGGCGTGGAATTGCTGACATGAGTGAGAACACGGATACCGTCAAGAATGTGCTGGATGTTGTAGCGATCTTCAGCACTGTTGGCGCGTTTTTAAACATGCTTACGCCGTTATTCGGCCTGATTGGTGCAATTGTTGGTGCTATGCGCATCTACGAAATGACCACGGGGAAAGACTTCTACAAGCTTTTCCGCAGGAAGAAAGACGATGCCGAGCAAAAGTAAGGCACAGCACAACTTGATGGCGATGGTGGCCAATAACCCCGCCGCTGCCAAGCGTGTAGGAATCCCGCAGTCTGTCGGGCAAGAGTTCATGAAGGCAGATAAGGGAAAGCGGTTTGGGTCCGGGAGCCGTGCTGACGCACAGGCAATCAACAAACCCAAGACCAATCAAGGCAAACAGGAATTTTTTTCGAAAGGTGGTGACACTATGGCTTCCAAGATGAACGCAGGTTTTATGGCAATGATGGCCAAGAAAAAAGGCGCCCCGGCCAAAAAAATGGCTGGTGGTGGCATCACTACTGCCAAGATGGGTGCGGTCAAGACTGCGGCTCCCAGCCGTGACGGCATGGCTACCAAAGGCAAGACCAAAGGCACGATGGTCAAGATGTCCGGCTCCAAGCCTCTGGGCATGAAGTACGGCGGCAAAGCTTGCTGATATGAGACCCAGTCGCGGGATGGGGGCCATCATGCCCTCAAAGATGCCCGGCGGCGTGCGTAAGGCCCGCCGTGATGACACGGACTTTACTCAGTACGCGGCTGGCGGCAAGACTAAGTCCAAAGTCAATCAGGCTGGCGTCTACACCAAGCCGGGTATGCGCAAGTCTTTGTTTGAGTCGATCAAATCCCGGGCGGTGCAAGGCACGGCAGCAGGTCAGTGGTCGGCCCGCAAGGCACAGCTTCTGGCCAAGCAGTACAAGGCCCGTGGGGGTGGGTACAAGTGAAAGCCCCGCAGCAATCGCTCAAGGACTGGACTGCTCAAAAGTGGAGGACTAAAAGTGGCAAACGCTCTTCTGACACGGGTGAACGGTATCTTCCAGAGTCTGCGATCAAGGCTCTCAGCCCTGCTGAGTACGCTGCGACAACGCGTGCTAAGAGAAAAGGCAAAGCCGCCGGAAAGCAATTCGTGAAACAGCCACCCAAGGTGGCGGCAAAGACAGCAAGGTACAGGTAATGGCTTGGTCAGACGTACTCAAGGCAGTAATCCCCATCGTAGTGGCCGCTCTGGCTTGGCTGTTGGGGCAGGTTGCTGACTTTTCCAATCGCCTCACCAAGATCGAGGGGGCGATGCCTGCCTTGATTACCAAAGAAGGCGTCCCGACCGACAGCCCAATCAGCGCAGAGCGCAGGGCCATCCAGAAAGAGCAGTTGATGCAGCACATCAACGAGCTTCAGGTCAAGGTCAGGCTTCTTGAAGAACGCGAAAAGCTGGGGAAGAAATAATGGCCACCACATCCGGCGCAGCAAGTTTTAACCTCGATCTGACTGAAATCGTCGAGGAGGCGTTTGAGCGCGTGGGCTCGGAGATGCGCACGGGCTACGATCTGAAGACGGCGCGGCGGTCCCTCAACCTGATGTTCGCTGACTGGGCCAACCGGGGCGTCAACATGTGGACGTTTGAGCAGGGCACCATCCCACTCATTCAGGGTCTGAACACCTACACGCTACCCAACGACACCGTGGACCTGCTGGAGCATGTCATCCGCACCCAGCCCAATCAGCAGTCCAATCAGGCCGATCTGACCATCACGCGTATTAGTGTTTCTACCTACGCGACAATCCCCAACAAGCTGACGCAAGCTCGTCCAATTCAGGTTTGGATTCAGCGGCTGGACGGCCAAGTGTCTCCTACCGGATACACGTATCAGAGTGCTGATACCGGGGCGCAAACAATAACCCTTTCCTCGACCGCAGGGTTGCCCACCACGGGGTACCTGAATATTGGCGCTGAGACCATCTATTACGGCTGGGTCAATAACAGCACCCAGATTGGTGGCGTGTTTCGGGCCCAGAACGGCACCAGCCAGATAACCCCTTCCGTTGGCACAGCGGTGTACGTCAACAACATCCCCCGGGTAACAGTCTGGCCAACGCCGGATCAAGGGGTTGTGGGCACGCCGTTCTATCAGTTTGTCTACTGGCGTATGCGTCGGGTGCAGGACGCCGGGGGCGGCGTGAACGTCATGGATGTGCCCTTCCGCTTTATCCCCTGCATGACCGCTGGGCTTGCCTACTATATGGCGCTCAAGGTGCCCGGGGCGATGGAGCGGCTGCCGGTGCTCAAACAGCAGTATGACGAGGCTTGGGAGTTGGCGTCGCAGGAGGACCATGAGAAGGCGGCTGTGCGGTTCGTGCCGCGCAGGCAGTACATTGCCGGAGCCTTCTGATGCCCAATCGTTTTTCGTCTGGCAAATATGCGATTGCCCAGTGTGATCGCTGCAACTTTCGGTTCAAGCTCAAAGAACTGAAGACCTACACGCTCAAGACGAAGAACGTGAACATGTTGGTGTGCGCAGCTTGCTGGGACCCCGACCAGCCGCAGTTGCAGTTGGGTATGTACCCGGTGGAAGACCCGCAGGCGGTGCGCAACCCAAGGCCGGACATCACGTATCGCTTGGGCGGTTTCAGTGGGTTGCAGATCACGGACACCCCCGGGACAGCTACGGATGCCGATGGTACCCCGACAGGCGGCAGTCGCATCTTTCAGTGGGGTTGGGCTCCTGTTGGGGGCTCTCGATTTTTTGATGCTGATCTGACACCAAACAACTTGGTTCTGACAGTGAATTTGGGTACAGTTACGGTTGCAACGACATAAGGAGTCGATCATGGACAAGAAAGATTTGGCGCAGGACAAAAAGACGGCTGCAAAGGCTGTGCACAAGCATGAGAAAGCCATGCATCCCGGCAAGCCCCTGACCAAGATGAAGGCTGGCGGCAAGACCAACAGCGACATGCTCAAGTACGGGCGCAATATGGCCAAAGTCATTAACCAGCGCAACCCCGGTCGTAAAGGAGCCTGAGATGGCCAGCTACAAAGTACCCAAAAAGGTGCCATCTGTCGTGGTTGGTGAAGAGCCTGCCAAAGAGACGATGCGCAAAGCTATTGTGTCTGTGGCCAACACCCGCAGCCAAGACTTTCCGCCCACCAAAACCAGCGGTATCAAGATTCGCGGTACCGGCGCGGCAACCAAAGGTGTGATGGCCAGAGGCCCGATGGCTTGACATGAACTACACCCAGTTGAGCAACGCCATTCAGGCGTATACGCAGAACTACGAGCAAGACTTCGTAGCGAATATCCCTGTCTTCGTTCAGCAGGCAGAGCAGCGTATCTACAACTCGGTGCAGTTCCCATCTCTCCGTAAGAATGTCACGGGTTCGGTGTCAGCAAACAACAAGTACCTGTCATGTCCTAGTGATTTCTTGTCCGTCTACTCCTTGGCTGTTGTGACTGGGGTTACGGGCGGCAACATCAACACGGGGTCGTACGAGTACCTGCTTAATAAGGATGTTAATTTCATCCGGCAGGCGTACCCAACTCCTAATGACACCGGGACTCCAAAGTACTACGCGCTGTTTGGCCCCACTGTGTCTGGGGCAGTCATTTCTGATGAGTTGAGCTTCATTCTTGGACCCACCCCCGACGCAGCGTATGACGTTGAGTTGCATTACTACTATTACCCCGAGTCGATCACAGTTGCGGCTGATGGCCAGACTTGGCTCGGTGACAATTTTGACACCGTGCTGCTCTACGGCTCTTTGGTAGAGGCGTATACCTTCATGAAGGGCGAAAATGACATGATGGCCTTGTACGACGGAAAGTACAAGGAGGCTCTTGCTCTGGCGAAACGTCTGGGTGACGGCCTTGAGAGGTCGGACGCCTACCGTAGCGGCCAGTATCGTGTGGCTCCGCTGCCGCAGAATAACGGGGTGGCTTGATGGCCTTTACCGGCAACTACTCCTGCAACACGCTGCGGTCGGGGCTTGCCAACGGCACGATTAACTTCGCCTCTGACACGTTCTATCTGGCTTTGTATACAAACTCAGCCACTTTGGATCAGACGACCACGGCATACACCACGACCGGAGAGGCTTCTGGCGGCAACTATGTTGCTGGTGGATTAGTGGTTACTGCCACGGTAAACAGCCAAGAGACCGCAAGCGGCAGCATCACTTACGTCAACTTTTCGTCTCCCGCATGGACGGGCGCGATAACTGCGCGAGGCGCATTGATCTACACGCCGGGTGACAACGGCGCTGTGTGCGTGTTGGACTTCGGGTCTGACAAAACTTCAACCACAACTTTCACCGTGCAGATGCCCGCAAACACCAGCACATCTGCTTTAATCCGACTTGTTTAAGGAGTCATCATGCAAAAGGAAATCTCAAATTTTGGCGACCGTGCAGAGGTGACGATGCAGTCGAATGTTGCCGGGTCCGAAACCGTTGGCATTGAAGGCTACTACCATGTAGTGTGCCGGGATGCTGATGGCAACATCAAGTGGGCGGAAGAGTTCCCCAATTTGGTCAACGCTGTCGGCAAAGAGTTGATGCTGGACACCCTGCTGTCTGGTTCTTCCTACACCACCGTTGGCCCGTACCTCGGCTTGATTTCTGGCGCAAGCCCGACGTTCTCCGCATCTGACACTATGGCGTCTCACGGCGGTTGGACTGAGTTCACCAACTACACCGTCGGTGGCTCTGCTGTACGGGGCACGGCATCGTTTAGCGCGGCTACTTCGACGGGCACCACGCCAACCAACGTGACGACCAAGACCGCGTCGGCAATCACCTACACCATCACGGGTGCAGGCGGTACAGTTGGTGGCTGCTTTTTGGTAACCGGCTCTGGCGCTTCTTCGAGTCAAGGCAACACCTCTGGTACGTTGTACAGCGCAGGGGCATTTGCAACAGCCAAAATCACGACCGCAGGCGACACCGTAAGCGTAACGTATAGCACGACTGCAACTTCTTGATAAGGAGTCTTAAATGGCTCTGGTCCTTGCAAACCGTGTCCAAGAATCGGCCACGGCGAACACTACTGTAAGTTTTACGCTTACGGGGGCGGTCGCTGGTTTTCAGTCGTTCGCTGTAATTGGTGATACCAACACTACCTTCTATTCCGCCACTGATGGGTCGGGCAACTGGGAGGTGGGCCTTGGCACGTATTCAACGACCGGACCAACGCTGACCCGCACGACGATCTATGCGTCGAGCAACTCCAACAACGCTGTAACTTTCTCAGGCGCGGTCAACGTCTTTGTGACGTACCCCTCGGGTCGGTCAGTCAATCTGGATGCAAGCGGCAACGTCTCTGCGCTTGGGACTGTGTCTTCGGGCACATGGCAAGGCGCAACTGTTGGGGTTGCTTACGGCGGCACGGGGGTCACATCCTCCTCCGGGGCCAACTCGGTTGTGCTGCGCGATGCCAACTCAAACATCACGGTCAACCGGGTTAGTCAAGCCAACACCAGCACAACCGCAGCAGGTGGAACCACAGCCCTGACGGCTGCTTCAAGCTACATCCACACCCTTGTTGGGACAGGCGGGCAGACATATACGCTGCCTGACGCCACTACGCTGACCACTGGTGTGGCGTTCTTGTTCAACAACATGGCCACGGGCACGCTGACAGTTCAGAACTATGCCACTGGCTCAGTCGGGACCTTCCCATCTGGTGGCGCGGGCGCGGTTTTCTTGACGGATAACAGCACGACCGGCGGCACTTGGGATATCCACGCCTATCTGCCAGAGGGCGTCACGTTTGGCACGAACGCCTTTAACTTGGGCACATCAGTTATTTCCGGTGGTACTTGGCAGGGCGGCACGATCCAGCCCGGTTATGGTGGCACTGGCCTGACCACATTTGTCGGGGCAAACAACGCGCTGTACTCCAGCGGGGCAACAACATTGACTGCGGGCACCTTGCCAGTAACGGCTGGTGGAACCGGAGCCACGACCCTGACCGGGTATGTGTACGGCAACGGCACAGGGGCTATGACGGCTTCTACCAGCATTCCAAACTCAGCCACGACTGCTACCAGTGCAAATACTGCATCGGCCATTGTTGCTCGTGACGCTTCTGGCAATTTTAGTGCTGGCACCATCACAGCTACATTAAGTGGAACGGCAACGCAGGTATCCAACAATCTGACTCTTGCCACATCTGGCACGGGGCTTTCTGGCTCCGCCACATTTAATGGCTCTTCAGCCCAGACGTTTACCGTATCATCTAACGCTACTAATGCAAACACGGCCTCGACTATCGTTGCTCGTGACGCTTCTGGTAACTTTAGTGCCGGTACTATTACAGCATCTTTGACCGGAACTGCTTCATCTGCCACGCAGTTGGCAACCGGCAGAACAATTGCTGCCACTGGGGATATCAGTTGGACGAGCGCATCGTTTAATGGGACAGCCAATGTCTCTGGTACAGCGACTATCCAACCAGCCGCAATCACAGGTCGAACCGAACTGACCTCTGGTCAAGTAGCCAGTGCAGATCAGTTGCTGATCTTGGATGTAACGGACAATTCACTTAAAAAAGCGACGATTGCAAACGCTGCTTTAGTAGGGCCCACGGGACCCACAGGAGCCCCCGGACCCACAGGCCCTACGGGAGCCCCCGGGCCTACGGGGCCAACTGGTGCGCCGGGGCCGACAGGCCCAACAGGAGCGACCGGCCCTACTGGCCCCACAGGAGCCCCCGGACCTACGGGACCAACTGGTGCCCCGGGACCGACAGGGGCAACCGGCCCGACAGGACCGACGGGCCCCACAGGCCCGTCCACGCTGATCAACTGCACCAACACAACAACTGCCGGAACTTATTACCCGGTGTTTGTTACTGCTGCGGGCTCAAACGTCACTCCATTTATCAGGACAACAGCAACAGCGTTTTCGTTTAATGCAAGTACCGGCGATTTAGTTGCTCCGGGCAACGTAACAGCTTACTCTGATGAAAATATAAAAACCGATTGGCGAGGATTGGGTGATGATTTTATAGAGTTTCTTGCTACTGTTAAGACGGGCACATACACCCGCACTGACACTGGAGCAAGACAGGTTGGTGTCAGTGCGCAATCACTTCAAAAATTCTTGCAAGAAGCGGTGATTGCAGATGAAAGAGGAATGCTGTCGGTTGCTTATGGCAATGCCGCCTTGGCGGCTTGCGTCAAACTAGCACAGCGCGTTTTGGAACTTGAAGCCAAATTGAAAGACAAGCAATGAGCCATCTTCCAATTTGGTACATGGGCCAGCTTGGTCATGAAATGTGTGATCGAGTCGTGTCTGAACTATCTGCAATTGAGACCAAGACCGCCACGATGGGTGTCGATGGTTCAGAAACAGATGTGGCCATGCGTAAGACGCAGGTCCGGTTTGCTGACGCAGGGTACTGGCTTGAAGGTATCTTTGAGCGGTTTGCTGTTGAGGCCAATAAACATTGCAAGTGGGAGTACCACCTGACGGGCGCGGAGCGGGTTCAGTTTGCAGAGTACGGCCCCGAGAACCACTACGGCTGGCATGTGGACACATTCACGCTCTCTGGCAACC